AGGATGCTGAAGCAAACGGATTTACGGAGCAACAAGTAATTGATGCCGCCCAAAAGTTAGGTGGGGGTGACAAGTCTGTTGTGTTCTACATGGAAGGACACGATGATCCGATGATGGTTCTTGATTATGTAAGAACGTCAGCCACAGTTTACGGTGCTGAGTACATCTTTATAGATCACGTTCAACGTCTAGCCTATCTGTCAAACTCTGGGGTGGATGCCGCCACAAGTACACTGACTACTCTTGGTGCTAGGATGGCGCAGCTTGCAAAAGAGTTAAACATTGGAGTAGTTTTTATCTCTCAAGTTAATGATGATGGACGAACTAAGTACGCATCTTCTCTTGAAGAGGAAGCTATTATTTGTATCAAACTCAGTCGTAACGTTGAGTCAGAAGACGAAACTGAACGCAATACCACCCAGTTTATTATTGACAAGAACAGACCCTTTGCAAAGCTTGGTAACTCAGGATCAGTATACTATGACCCAGAGACTACAATACTTGAAGAGGTTGTGTTTAAAGTATGAGAATAGTTGTCAGTGATATAGAGACCAACGGTCTTGAAGATAGTGACAAGCTTTGGATTTGTGGTGGTAAGGACTTGAGCACCGGAGAGATCCGTAGGTTTGATAACTGCCATGAAGATCCAGTAGCTAAGGCTGAAGCCATCAAATGGTATGAGTCAGCAGACATGATTGTTGGTCACAACTTTATACAGTTTGACGCACCTATGTTAAACAAACTTTTGAAACCAGGTGTCATTGATCCAAGAAAGATTATTGATACTGTTATCATCAGTAGATTAGTAGACTACAACATTGCTATTCCAAAGGGTGCTCAGTATCCTCACAGTCTTAAGGCTTGGGGTATCCGATTAGATAAACATAAAGGAGACTTTAATGAGTTTGATAAATTCAGTATTGAAATGGTTGACTACTGGTATCAGGACATCGAGGTTACAGAACATTTGTTCAATCATTTCCATGATATTATTTGGAGTCCTGATTGGCGTAAGTCTTTAAGAGCAGAGCACGATGTTCAAATAGAACTTGTTCGTTCTCAATACTACGGTTTTTGTTTTGATAAACCAAAGGCAGAGTTCCTTCTTAACTCAATACAAACAAAGATGAAAACTTTGGAGGAACAATTTCAAGTAGACTTCCCACCTAAACTAACGGAAGTAAACAGGATAAAGTACCGCCTCAAGAAAGACGGAACTGAAATGTCTACTGTTACAAAAGCAAAACAAAAGTATGGTATGACACACATTGAAGGGGAAGATCTAATTTGTTCTGATTGGATTAGCTTTAACCCTGGATCAGTAAAAGATCGTATTGATGCACTGTGGGAAGCCAACTGGAAACCAGTAGATAGAACAAAGACTGCCATAGATTTTTCCAGAACTAAAGTTGGTGATCCTTGGAAGAAGTCAGTTCCTTGTATGGATCAAGAATTTTACGATAAAAAGAAAGAGCACTTGGATGTCTACGGATACACAGTTTCAGAAGCAAATCTCAGCACACTTCCTGACACAGCCCCTACAGGAGCAAAGGCTCTAGCCCAGTGGTTGACACTTGAAGGTAGGCGTTCCTCACTGGTGGAGTGGCTAGGGCAGTGTGGTGAAGATTTAAGGATACACGGCAGCATCAACAACATTGGAGCATGGACAGGAAGATGTTCTCACAAAGATCCTAACACAGCTAACATAGCCTCACCTTTTCACGGTGATGCAAAGACTGCAGTGGAGCAAGTAAAGAAGCAGTATGACCTACACTTACGTGCTTGTTGGACTGTACCATCAGGCTCTTGGTTAGTTGGTACGGATGCTGACGGTATCCAGTTACGTGTGTTAGCTGATTATCTTTGGAGACACTTTGAAGCAGATCAATATGCTCAAGCTATCATGACAGGAAAGAAAGAAAACGAAACAGATATCCACAACGTAAACAAGAAAGCTTTAAACGTTCCTAATGGTACAAGGGATATGGCAAAGACTTTTATTTATGCTTGGTTACTTGGGGCAGGGGTAGCAAAGACAGGACAAATACTTAACGTAAGTATGAAGGATGCACAGAGCGCCAGAACTCGTTTTGAAATGAGTATTGATGGTTTGTACAATCTTAAGAACCAACTTGTGCCTTACGTTGCAGAGCAAGGATATTTTACTGGGTATGATGGACGTAAAGTTCCAGTGCCTAACGCACACAAAGCATTAGCAGGTATGCTACAAAATGGTGAGGCTTGTTTGATGAAGCACAGTCTAATCAAGTGGCACGACAAAGCTAGACAAGAGGGCATCAATTTTAAGATGGTTGGTTTTATTCATGACGAATATCAAGTGGAGGTAATTGGCACAGAGGAAGAAGCTAAAAGGTTAGGTCAGATACAAGCTGACTGCATGTTAGAAACTGGGGAAGAACTAGGGTTTAAGATACCCACGCCAGGGTCTTATGACATAGGAAAAAATTGGGCTGAGACCCATTGACAACCTATATTTCAAACACTATGTATTACAGTATTAATGTTTAAAGGAGGGCAACATGCCATCAACACAAATGGATATCAAGGGAACAATCGAGTGGGCAAAAGTATTTGAGTCCAACCGTGACCAAAACGAGTGGAACACCGAAACAAATGGTGAGTACAAAGTAACTGTGATTACTGACAAGAAGACTGCTAAGGCTCTTGTTGATGCAGGGTGCAAGAAAAAGATTGAGGAAGTAGAAGGTGGTCACAAGATTACTGTGTCACGTCCTCACACTGGTTCTCAGGATTGGATGGGTGGTGCACCTATCGTAGCTGATGTTACTGGTAAAGCTTGGGATCTTCAAGATAAAGGTCTTATTGGCAACGGCAGCAAAGGGATTGTTAAAGTTGAAGTGTACCCCACAAAGATGGGAACTGGTACACGATTGGTTGGACTTCAAGTCCTAGATCATGTGGTCTATGAATCAGAAAGTGGTAGCTCCAAGCCACGTCAAATGTTTCAAGATCATTCAAAGAGTTCTGGGGGTTCTAAATCTTCCTCCCAACAAGAACCACAGGACTCAATCCCCTTCTAGGTTTTTCAGTAATCCTTTCTCCCTAGAAGAATTAGCCCCCATCCTTGTTTGTAAAGTTTCTTAGGGTGGGGGCTTTTATAAATAAAAAGGTAAGACCATGAAAAATATAAACACACTCGTAAAAGATATGGAGGACACCATCCAAGGATTAAACGGATGGGATCATTTAGTAAGTCTTAAAATGAGTGAACGGATAGCTAAGGCAGCTACTTCAAGATTCAGAGCACCACAAAAACCAAGAAGATATTTGTCGTTCTCTTCTATTGGTAGCCCTTGCAAAAGAAAACTTTGGTATAAAATAAACGAACCTGCAGCGAGTAAACCTGCTTCTCCATCAGATTTACTTAAGTTCTTCTATGGCGATATGATTGAGGAATTAGTACTCTCTATTGCTGAAGCGTCTGGTCACCGTGTTGAAGGACAACAGGATCGTTTAATCATCAATGACTTAGCAGGTCACAGGGATGCGGTGATTGATGGTATGACAGTGGATGTTAAGTCTGCTTCCCCTTACTCGTTCAAGAAATTTGCTGAAGGTAACTTGAGGGATAATGATCCCTTTGGTTATATCAGTCAGCTTAGTTCTTACGTGTATGCTGCTAGGACTGATCCACTGGTAAAGAATAAAACACACGGAGCTTTTCTTGTTGTTGATAAAGTAGGGGGAGACATATGCTTAGATGTGTACGACTTCTCTGAAGAGATAGAACAAAAAGAAAAAGAGATAGAGCAAGCAAAGACGATGGTATCAGGTGGTATTCCTGACAGGGGATACGAACCAGTTCCTCAATCAGCAACAAGCCCTAACAAAAAGCTTCACCCCTCTTGTGGGTTCTGTGAGTTCAACAAGAAGTGTTGGCCTGAGACAAGACGATTTGTTTACAAGACAGGTGACGTGCTTTTGGTTGACGTTGTTAAACAACCAAACGTACCAGAAGATTTTACCTATCATGACCAAGAATAAATATAGAGCATCAGCAATCAAAGCAGGGTATCGCTCAGGCTTTGAAGATGATGTTGCTAATGAACTACGTTCAAAAGACGTAGGATTTGAATACGAAAAAAATAAGATCAAGTGGGTTGACATAAAGATCAGAACGTATACACCTGACTTCGTTTTAGACAACGGTATTATCATAGAAACAAAAGGACGTTTTGTTGCTAATGATAGACGTAAGCATAAAGAGATAGCAAAACAATTTCCTGAACTCGATATTCGTTTTGTTTTCCAGAACAGTAGAGCCAAACTTTACAAAGGTGCTAAGTCTTCTTACGGAGATTGGTGCAAGAAGTATGGCTTTCAATACGCAGATAAATCTATTCCTGATGAATGGACAAAAGAATAGATTGACGTAAAAAATTTAGCCTATATAACTTGGAGGTTCTCGTGTTGTTTGAATTGACAATGCTATTGGATGTTGATCCTGAAGCAAACTTTATTGCTTCTGATAGTGTAAAAAAGAGTCTTGAAGAAAGGATTCAAGACACCATATATGATTTAGACGATGTTAAAATAATTGAAATAGATGCAAAGGAGAAATAATGCTAACAGGAAAAGACTTAGAAGACATGGGATACTTTGAAGCCTTTCAAACAACAGAACCAATTAAGCTAGAAGACTACGCTGAGTGGGTAGAAAATAAAATGATTACCACTGGTGATAAAAGATTTTTAGAAAACACTATGGGTTTAATAGGAGAGACAGGAGAGTTCTTTGAAAAGTTAAAGAAGCATAAAAGAGATGATACACCACTGGATAAGCAAGGTGTTACACTTGAAGCAGGTGACATGTTCTTTTACTTTCAAGCTATCCTCAATCTCTTGAATATAAAGTTGGAGGACGTTATTAAAGAAAACATGAAGAAGTTAGATAGCAGAGAAAAACGTGGAACAATAAAAGGATCGGGAGATTATAGATGAATATACCAAACGTAGAACAGGATTATGGACCAACCCTAGAAGTTTCAAAGTGGGTTCACGAGGAAAAATACAGAGGTCAGGGAGAAACATTTAAAGATGCTATGACTCGTGTAGCAGAGGCTCTCAAAGATAATGAGGGTCACTTCAACAACTTCAGAACAATATTATACAACCAAAGATTCTTACCTGCAGGGAGGGTGCAGTCTGCTATGGGAGCACCAAGACGTGTAACCCCTTACAATTGTTTTGTTTCTACTACTATTGAAGATAGTATGGACGGTATCATGGACGCTGCAAGACGTGCAGCAGAAACAATGAGACTAGGTGGTGGTATCGGATACGACTTCTCTACTCTACGTCCTAGAGGTGCTCTAATTAAATCTTTGGAGTCAAAGTCCTCTGGTCCTTTGTCTTTCATGGGGATCTTTGATGCAGTCTGTAAGACTATTGCTTCTGCAGGTCACAGACGTGGAGCACAGATGGGTGTACTACGTGTTGACCATCCTGACATTGAAGAGTTTGTTACAGCAAAGAACAACATGACTGAACTAACAGACTTTAATATTAGTGTTGGTGTTACTGATAAGTTTATGGCAGCAGTAAAAGAAGGTACTGACTTTGATCTAGTCTTTAACGGAGAGGTTCGTAAGACAGTTGATGCTCGTGCTCTGTGGGATAAAATTATGAGAAGCACATGGGATTGGGCAGAACCTGGTATTCTTTTTATTGATCGTATTAACAAGAAAAATAATCTGCACTACTGTGAAACAATAGCAGCAACAAATCCTTGTGGAGAGCAGCCCCTACCACCTAACGGTGCATGTCTTCTTGGTTCTTTTAACTTAGTTAAATATGTTATTGAGCACGATGGTAAGTACGTGTTTAACATGAACCAACTACGCAATGACATACCACATGTTGTCAGAGCAATGGACAACGTTGTAGACAGGGCAACCTACCCACTGAAAGAACAAGAGCTAGAAGCTAAAAGTAAAAGGCGTATGGGCTTAGGTGTCACCGGAGTTGCTAACGCTATTGAAGCACTAGGCTTTGAGTATGGCAGTGATCGTTTCTTACAAACCCTAGAAGAAATAATGGGTGTTATAAGAGATGTATCTTACACAACTTCTGTTGAACTTGCTATCGAGAAAGGTGCTTTTCCTCTTTTTAGAAGAGAGTACCTTGACTCTGAATTTGCAAAGACGTTGCCAGATCATATCAGAAACTTAATTAGTGAGTACGGTATTCGTAACAGTCACTTACTATCTGTCGCACCAACAGGAACAATAAGCTTGTCAGCAGACAACGTTTCGTCTGGTATTGAACCACCTTACAATCTTTTTTACGACAGAAAGATTCAAGAGTTTGACGGTGAAAGAACTGAAAGAGTAGAGGACTACGGCTATCGTGTCTTTAAAGTAGCAGGTAAAACAGCTAACGAATTGTCAGTCTTTGACCACGTTAAAGTTCTTAATGTTGCTTCTAAGTTTGTTGATAGTGCTTGCAGTAAAACCTGTAACGTTGGTGATGATGTAACTTGGGAAGACTTTAAAAAGATTTACATGGATGCCTATGATGGTGGTGCTTCAGGATGCACAACTTTCAGAGCGTCAGGTAAACGCATGGGTATTCTCACAGCTTCATCTTCAGAAGAAATAGTAGAAGAAGATGACATTGAAGAAACTCAGGACTTTGTGGATGAAGGTGGTGCTTGCTACTTTGATCCTGCAACAGGACTTCGTAAGTGTGAATGAGTATTCCTCATGTAAGA